GCACAAAGCCCAGTGCTGGATCCATGAAAAACGCCAGCTACGCATCATACTCAAACGAGTTTCGATGTGACCACGAAGAGAAGCCCAGTTCAGCTTTTCTTCAGGCGTCATATAAGCCATGGGTTCGCTGGTCGCAGCTTCTTCTATGAGAAGTCCCGGACCAGCCATTTCATAATGCGCGACTTCTTGTTCAGCCATGATCTCACTGACCTGTTAGAGATTTACCAGCGGTCGGAGTTGCCCCTACGCCCTGCCCGCCTGTAAACAGCGTGTTATCAAAGCCACCACCGGCGGCAGCGGCTGATCGCATACGGGCGGCTTCACCTGTTGCAGCTGCCGAACCATTGGCCGCAGACGGAGGATTTGCACTTGGCGGTGGAGGAGGTGGCGCTGATGGTGGTGATAGAAAACCCATATTAAGCTCCAAAAATAACAAGAAATGCAGCTACAGTGGACAATACAACAGAAGCCAATGAAAGCATCACACCTGACATGCTACGTTCTTTTGCACCCCAGAATGAATCAGATACGTCTGATTGATACGAAAGATGTGCCAGACCGACCGCAATCAAAATTATAGCCATTGCCCAATGGTTATCGCGCTCTAAGCAGCGAATAAATACCATACTCGTAAACAGTGCGCCATATAGATGCAAACCAAAAATGTTTCCGTTGTAAGACATCACACAACACCCCAATTTGAAGCTGACGGATCGTAATCAGAGGAGTGAGTTGTGACCCGCTCCATTTTCATTTCGACATTTATATATGCCAATCCGATATGATCAAGATCCCGAACTTCACGTTCTGCGCGTTCGATTGACCAATTATAACGCATAGCGAGATAATTGAGAAGCACTTCCTGTTTTTCGGCAGCCATCTTATCAAAAGCGGATAGGTGTGCTGAACTCATCGGGAACCACCACCCTTAAATCCGAGATGCCGGTAATTCTCGCGCACCACATTCCCAACGCCATCACCGGTGTGATGACCTGCACCTTTGGTATTTGCGACACCCGCCGGTCGCGTATAAGAACCGGCCAACATCTTAGGCAAAGGTTTATATTCGCGCGAAGCGGTTTCGATCTGACGCACTCCCAAACCCATCAAAGCAGCCAATTCGTTTGAAGCGATACCGCCATCCGCATCGGCAGGAACTTCAAAATCATCGTCAACAACATCATCGTCGTAATAAGTTTCTTCAGGCTCAGGTTCGGGTGCAGGCGCAGCTTGCAATATGCGAGTAGGCGCGCCCTGAATTTGCGGTGGCAGCGCTGGCCGAGGCCGTGGCCGATCAATCGGCACTTCGGCGGCTTGCATTGATGCCGCAGAAATATTATTGCGGCGCTGACGCACCAACATACGCATAAACGATGACGCATCAAGCCCAAGCATATCGGCTTCAGTCTCAATCCATGCTGCGTCCTCACCGGACAAACGCACCATCATGCGTGTGCTATTCGAATCTTTGCTCATTGTAATGTACTCCCTTTATCAATCATCCAACCCTCCGCCATCGGCGTATAATCAATCTGGTGCTTAGAATGCGTAACCAATTTACCCCATTCTTCGCGCGGGCTTTGAGACGCAGCGGTAATGCCGCTTCGCACCAGATAGCGCGTCGCATCCATCGCGTGATCATTCTCTTTAACGACTTTGCCGTTTCGGTCGCGCCGATAAATGCGGAACTCGGCCAGCCAATTTCGCATCGAGCGAAACACTTTTAATCGGCCAGTTGATAACCGCTGCCAAACATCAAAGATGCCGGCCTCAACCGCATTGTCAGCGGGAGTCAAATGCAAACCCAAATTCGTATATGACACCAGCAATTGTTGGCCATCGTGTTGCGCGCGACCGCGAGATGCCGGATCAATCACGCCGGGTATCCATCGGCCTCGTGCCATAATCGACTGAACGTGAATTGCCGGATCGGCTTGACCCCGATAATGCTCGGCGTACAAATAGACCGTATCATTGTCAACATCGACCGCGCCCCAGATCGCTGCCGTCCGGTTCCAACCTACGTCTAATCCGTAGACTTTGGTAAAATGCAGTGGAATATCGAAAGGATCCACAAGGATGTCATCTTCGGATATAGGATAGATAGATCCAGAACCCAGTTCTGGTATTCCTCGTGTACGGCTTTCACGCTGGTGGGGAGGAATTGCAGCATACAGATCATCCTTCTGCTTTTTGGTCAGATGTGGTGCTTCATCCCATGATACCTGAACGCAAAACCTTGACATCTTATGATCCATCCCCGGTTTCATTGGCCGGTGCCATGTGCGGTAAGAACCGCAGCGCAACTTCACTCAAACCCTTCAAAGGTGTGAAGGTGCACATCATAATACCATTTGTTGTCATCAAACGCATCAGACATTCATCGTAAACATCGGCGGGCGGTTCTTCGTCCAGCCAGATCACATGCTTGGCCGTACCCTGAAATTTTGCGCGGCCAGATTCAGACGATTTCAAACCAATCGTGCTGACGCCACCAGACTTATGCCTCACCCGAAATGTATCGACCGCTTCTGCGATACCTTGTCGCCGTGTTGGTTCACCATCAAGGCAGCGATATGGTATCATACCTGTGCCAAAATCGCCAAATCGCCCTAACAGTGCAAACTGGATAATATCGCGGGTGGTTTCGTTCGTATCACCGGCTGCCCACATATCACATGGGGCTTCAAACCTTCGGCCTGTCCACCAATCGGGGTATTCACCGGTGGCGTGTAATGTGGTTTCAAAGCTGCCGCCGATTGTCTTGCCGGAACGGTTGCCGCCCATGAACGCACGTTCTTGATGCTCTGCACCAGCGGCGAAGAACTCAAGATGCTTCCGGTACAATTCTCGACGGAACGGCCCGCTATTCGGGAAGTATGTTGAGATTGCGTTGCGGCGCATCCTTAACGTCAACTCGGCCTGTAGCTTCTCCTGTAGAGCCAACAGCTGAGACGGATTTAATATTTGCAAGGATGTTGACAATTTCTTCGTCACTCATTTCAGTTAGTGGAGCCGGAGCGACTTGAATATCGCGCGGTAGCAGGGACGCAACAACTTTTAAATAATCCTGTGGCCGATCTCGGCGCACGATCTTCAAAACGGCCAGACCGTGTGTCTCCCAATCCGAATAGACATCCTCTAAAAACCGCGCCGACAAAACTTTCTTGTTTGTGCTTGCGCGGCGGTTCAAATCCGTCATGTTTGTAGAGCGCGCCGGCAATTGCACCAAGCCCTGAACAACTTCGGCCTCGCCGTCCTTCTTCGCCACTTTTCGACGCGGCGGGATTAAAACAGCATCAACCGTTTCACCGGCAACACCAGCCTCGCGCTCATGCTCTTCGGCCAGATCACGCAAGAACTGCTCTTTCCGTTGCGCCTTCGCACCTGCAATATCCGCTGCTTTGGCCATGCGATTTTCAACTATCCAATCTTTAATTAAATGAGCGCCTTTACGAGATGAGCGTTCTTGCCATTTTCGAGTGCGCGTACTTTCGATACGCGCAAGCTCCTCTTCGGTCATCCGGTTCAGATTAAATCGGTATATCTTATTACGAGCACCTTCAATCGCTGAATCAAAATACCCTTGATCTACCAATTTTTTTAAAACATCCCGACGGCGTTTAAGCAGGGAACTTACCGCGCCTAAAGAAAGCCAACCTTCGGGAAATTTCAAATCAGACATTACACCACAGGTACAGCTTCAACAGGCACAATAACTTCAGGAACAACCGGAGTTGCAGTGCTGGCCGAAACAACAAGAGCGTGTTCGGCCACAAAAGCGTCCAGCTTACCCAATCCGGCGATAACTTCGGCTACGTTGCCGTCCAGAACTGCCGAACTGCGGCTGGCGACTCCAGCAGCTAGGTGGGAAGCGGCAGACTGGACGGCGGTGCGAATATTTTCAAGAGCAATCAGAACATCAGACATTTTAGCCTCTCAAATTAAAACTAAACATAATATAGTTCATTCCGGACGATGCTGCAATGGTGCAACGCCGGACACTTTCGGCGGGATGATGTATCCAAGTTGCATGTGAGCCGTACAATA